GCAGTGAATACTGCTGGTTCTGTGTTTGTTTCCCCTCATACGTCTGTTCCGACTCCAACACCTAGTATTCAAGATCGTTGGGTTAAGACCACAACACCAAACGCTGGATTAAGTACGTCTATTAAGATGTGGGATTCGACATTAGGTCAGTTTGTGACACAAACCTCACCTACTTGGTATGAATATAGCATAGGCGGCGGCGATGGACGCGGCGACAATTTTTACACCGCTAATGCTGGTAGTTCTGTAGCAGCAGGGACATTAATTGGTTTGTATAATGATCATACTGGTGAGACTGCAACTCCAGTAGCAACATTAACTTTTTACCGTCACAACGGTCAATCGACAACTACAATAACTGGCTTAGTAACTGGTTTTACAACAGGTACATTAACTGGTTCTGATACTTTTTATATAAACGGCCAAATCATTACGTTGGCTGGTGACGAAACTATTGACCAGTTAGTTCAACTAATCAATGCAACACCACCAGCTAATGTAGTCGCAAGTAAGACATCTGCTAATGGTGCTATAGTATTAACTAACACAGCAGGTGAAGATATTTATTTATATAACGGTGTTGGAACTCCTCTTACAGATATGGGTCTGACAACCGCTTGTGTAGGTGCTGTAGCTTATACAGGTTCTGGTGGCCTTGGCGTACTAGCGTCTAATATGGTCGAGTTAGCTACATATGACTCAACGTTAGCTGTAAGTTTAACGGCTCCAACAACAACCGCAGCATACGGAACATACTGGTATGATCCTAGCTTTACGGTTGACATAATGGAGAAGATTGGTTCAGCATGGAATGACATTGATCCTAATTTGATTCTTGTACAATCCGATGAACCAACAACACAGCTAGATGGAACTGCACTAGCAGGTGATGAGCTATGGGTTGAAACAGATCAACTAACTGGTTATCCGGTAATACGTAGGTATGTCCTTGCGAGCACCGAGTGGGTATTGATCGACAACGCTGATCAAACTACTCCAAACGGTATCATTTTTGCTGATGCTCGCGCCGCTGCAAATGTTCCAGGTAGTGGAACTGCTGCATCTACGGCTACATTAGATGGAGATGCGCCGCTTCCTGCTGCATACCCAGTTGGTACATTGCTATTTAATACACGCGCAAGCGGTCGTAATGTTAAGGTGTGGACACAAAACGCAACAACATACTCATCAGCTAACGTAGACCGCTGGGTATCGGCAAGTGGCTTACAGGCCGACGGTAGCCCATATATGGGTCAAGACGCAGTGAAGCGTATTGTGATTGATGCAATGGCAAGCGTAATTGCTTCCAATGAAGATATCCGCGCTGAGACAGTGTTCTTTAACCTAATTGCTGCTCCTGGTTTCCCAGAGCTAATGGACGAGATGCTTGCATTGAACGTAGATCGTAAAGAGACAGCGTTCGTTATTGGTGACTCACCATTCCACCTATCCTCAAACACAACTGACCTGCAGAATTGGGCAACAAATGCTAACAATGCTGCAAGCACAGGCGATGATGGTTTGGTAACCAATAGTGCTTACTTAGGTGTCTACTACCCATCGTGCTTGACAGCAAATGTTGACGGCAGCGAAGTGGTTGCACCAGCATCCCACATTGTACTACGCACAATGGCCTATAACGACCAGGTTGCATATCAGTGGTTTGCTCCAGCTGGCTTCTCACGCGGTCTAGTCTCTAACGCTGCAAGCGTTGGTTACCTAACAAGTGAAGACGAGTACACACCAGTTACACTAAACCAAGGTCAGAGAGATGTATTGTACACCAATAAGGTGAATCCAATTGCTTATATCTCTGGTCGCGGACTAGTTGTATATGGTCAAAAGACACGTAATCCAGTTGAATCGGCATTGGATAGGATCAATGTAGCTAGGTTGACTAACTTTGTTAGGTTCCAATCTGAGGTACTAGGTCAGCCATTCCTATTTGAGCCAAATGATACCACAACGCGCGATGCTGTTAAGGCACAGTTCGATAGCTTCCTAGCTGAACTTGTAACACTCCGTGGTCTGTATGCGTTCCTAGTAGTGTGTGATGAATCAAATAACACACCAGCTAGAATCGACCGCAACGAGCTATGGATTGACATTGCTATACAGCCAGTCAAGGCAGTTGAGTTCATTTACATTCCAATAAGGATTCGTAATACAGGTGAAAGCTTAGCCTAATTATTGGGCTCACACGAATAGAGAAAGCGGCTTTATGTCGCTTTCTTTATGCCTGGAATAAAAATTGCTAGAAAGTGATAAATAATTAGTAAATACACAATTGTTCAATTAGGAGAACATTTAGATGGGTGATTTAAGTAAATTTGGCGTGCCACTTGATGGCGTCAAGCAAGGTATGCTACAGCCAAGAATGGCATATCGCTTCCGCGTTATTTTTAATAACTTTGGAACTAATAATAATCTTCGCGAGCTTACAGCTAACGTACAGTCTGTTGTAAGGCCTTCCATAACGCATGAGGAAGCCGCAGTACATTCTTACAACTCCATTGCATATGTAATGGGTAAGCATGCCTGGCAACCAATTGACCTAGTAGTTAGGGACGATATTACAGGTGCTATTGCATCTGCCGTATATTCTCAGGTACAGCGTCAAATGAACCATTACGAACAGATTGGTCCAGTTGCTGGTACGAACTATAAGTTTGGTATGCAGATTCATACGTTAGATGGCACAAACGCTGAAGAATTAGAGTCTTGGGAATTAACAGGATGCTTCTTAACTAACGTAGTTGCTAATGAGTATAACTATGAGAGTGGTGCTGAATACATGAAGTTGCAATTAACGGTTCGTTATGACAACGCAACACTACTATCTGGTCCGAATGATAACGATGGTACAACAGTCGGTGGTGATCCAATGCCGAATATATTGGATGGCTTTACTGGCGGCACAACCGTAGGTTAATTAGGGGCCTAATATGGCGGCGCAGTTTGAGGGCATCTTCAGCAGCATCTTTGGGCAAACGGTTCGCTTACGCGACACCCATCATGCTGTTGAAGCCTTTGGTCTTAATAAATCAGATCTCAGCAATGGGACGCCTCGCCATAAGTTTGAATTCTTTGTCCGTGTTAACTTTGATCAAAACAGAGAAGTACGAGAGTTTGTAAGGAGCTTTTTAACAGACGCCGATCAAAGCATGGTATCTACAATGGTCAAATCCATTATAATGCCGTCAATGACAATGGACACTGATATACTAAACCAGTATAATAAGAAACGCATATCGCAAAAACGATTAAACTTTAATCCCATCACAATTACATTCCATGATTCAGTCGAAGGTCGAACCCTTCGACTGTGGGAAATGTATTATGAATACTATTTCAAAGACGGTTTAGCAAAACAAAAGACTGCTGGCTCAGATGGTCGCCGACTTGAACGTACTGAATTCTTAAACGACATTATTACTGACAAGTTTAATGATAATTTTGGTTATAATTTAGCGCGTGTTGGTGACAACAAATACCTAATAGAAAGTATTGACATTTACCAAGTACACGGCGGTAGGTTCTCCCGCACAACTATAATTCGTCCACGTATTAGGCAGTTTACACACGATACACTAGACTATGAAGATGTGTCTGGCTTAGTACAAATGAGTATGGACTTTGAATACGAAGACGTAATTTACTCTAACGTGAATCAACCGCTAAACGCTGACGAATTAGACCGTTATAAGTACGGAGACTTCTGGGAGATGGCGAACCTAATAACCATCAGAACCCCAGTGAACGGTCGTGATCTTGGATCACCAGAGCCACAACTACCAACTGTCAATTGCGACGGAACCTCTTCAACAAACTTTGCGGGTGCGGATAATTTCCTTTCTAGTCCTCTCGGATCAACAATTACGAGAGTTATAGGACAAGAGAACGTAGCAAGAGTTGAAGATTCCATTAGCGGCATAGTAGGAGCAATCCCAGATGCCATTGGCACAGTAGTATCCGCTAGCATTTTCGGAGGCACGGTATCTCTCAATCCTGACCCAGTGCAGGCATTACGAACCACGGCGAATCAAATTAGCCGCAGCGTTTACAATACTGCCCGAAATAATTTCCAGTCTACTGTGTCTGGTGCGGTGACTAGCGTAGTTAGCGGCATTACAACAACCACACCATCGGAAGCTACACCAAACGCATCCCAAGATCCACCAACACGCGGTACAGGTGGCGGTGGTGGATAATGGCCGTTAATCGCGTCAGCACATCGTTAGTACGGTTCTTTGGCGCAGGTGTCAAGGCACAGCAAGCAGGCGGAAAACTTTCCAATCTAGTTTCAGATGGCCAAGGTGGCGAAACACCTATGGCCGCAGACGTACAACGCTTCCTAACAAAGGGCCTTACACCAGCATCCGTAAATATACACGACTACCAATCAGCACTAGGCCACTTAGAACGCCTCGGTGCATCACCGCTAGCTGCAAAGGCTATGGCACTGGTGTTTGTTGACGCTGCAAAAGCACAAGGCGTTAGCGTAATGTCTCTAATTGAGAGCACCAACAGCAGCCAACTTTCATTGCTATCCGCTGAGACATATAAATACATCAACCAACTGCGTGATTCGACAAACCAATTATCAGGTTCAGTTGCAGTAGATAATTCATTGAGCCTACGATCAAGGTATTTGATCCCGTAATGGCTAGTAGACGTAAAGCACTAAACGGAAAATTCACACCAACAAACCCCGCAAAATATGTTGGTACATATCCTATCGTCTATCGCAGCACATGGGAGCTTGCGTTTATGCGTATGGCGGATAAGCACTCTAGCGTTATTAGCTGGGCAAGTGAGAGCATCCGAATTCCATATTTGAATCCTGTAACACGCAAAGGCAGCATGTACGTGCCTGACTTTTTGATGGTGTATGAAGATTCCAAGGGTAATCGTCATCAAGAACTGATTGAGGTCAAACCAGCTTCACAAACATTTGTAGCGGAAGCTAAATCCCGCTACGATAAAGTAAGTCTCGCTATCAATGCTGCTAAATGGAAAGCTGCGGCATCCTGGTGCAAAAAACACGGTCTAACTTTCAAGATTATCAATGAAAGTGACATTTTTGTGAACCACAAAAGATAAAAGTGTATAAATACTAGTATGACAAAGCGACTGGAAGAAGTATTTGACCTTGCCCCAATGCAAGAAGATGAACCTGAAACCGAACCAACAACCAATGTTGAATCGGAAGTAATGAACGCCATTACGGTTACTGAGAAAATTGAACACGCATTAGCGACTGTTGGCGACCTCCACATGCACGACAAAGAGATGGACGAAATCTTTGATGCTGCATTTGAAACATACGAAGAATGTAAGGAACTGGCACTTAGCAGCCACGATGCTCATGCTGCGAAGATGATGGAAGCCGCTGCTACCATGCTAAAGACAGCAATGGAAGCGAGGGACTCTAAAACCAATCGCAAAATAAAAATGGTTGAGCTACAATTGAAGAAGGCAAAACTAGATTTAGATGTCAAAAGAAGCCACCCCGCCGGAGTCGCAGACCCAACATCCTCAGGTGCTGAATTCGACCGCAACGAATTGCTCAAACATATTCGCGAACGATAAATCTCGCCTTTTTCTTGCGTAATTGATAAATACTACGATATAAAACGAGGATGCTTTTCATGGGCAAAAATTTTAAAGATTATTATCTAACGGAATCAGCAAAAGAGTATACATATAAACTCAAGTTTGCTGTAAATGAGTTTACGAGTGATATGAAGGATGCGCTTGAACAGGCGTTGACTAAGTATGACCTACGGTCAATTGGTGCGTGGAAAAGCACACCAATCCAAGAGAACCCATTGGACTTCCCAAATGTGCGTAATACAGAAGTACATATTGTCGAAGTCGTGCTAGGATATCCAGCAGCGTCAGATATGCTACGTGTATATTTGTGCGATAAGGTTGGTGTAAACCAACAAGGCATTGCTGTATATAATGCAAAGGATCCTCGAGATGCGTACACAGAAGAAATGCTGGCACGCCTTGACCCAACATTCAAAGCCAATTACAAACCAGTTATGGGCACAGAATACGAAGACGATGGTGAAAAGCCATTGTACGGTAAAGCCTATAACGACAAGTTCCTAAAAGAGCTTGCAGATGAGCGCGATGAACGCGAGCCAACCATCATCGAAAATCCACTAATGCCTAAGCAGACTACAGATCGTGCAGGCGTAGCAGCGGATGACGTTGGTGAGAAGGGCGGCTTTAGTGTGCTAGGCGGTAAGAAGTAAATGAGCAAAGATATTAGAGAAATGCGGAAGATCATCGAAGGTTTATTTGACTCCGACGATAACGAGCACACTGGCTCTTACGAAGTCTGTCAAGACTGCTTTGGAGAAGGCTGCGAAGCATGTGAGCATGGTTTGAAGGATGTAACTGGTGAATTTAAGCGTCCTGATTTCGACCAGTTTGAATCAGAAGATTTACTATCAAGAGAACAACGCGAACTAGCTACTAACTTCAGCCGCGATGCAATTGAGGAAAATGATATGGACAAGGATTTATATGATCTACGTAAGCTTGCTGGCCTACATAATGAGGAAGGCACAATGTCCCCATTCTCATCAGGTGACGAGAACGTAGAGGAAGTGCGCGAAGGTTTTAACATTCGGGCGCGTATGGCAGACGCACTAAGCGGCCTCGCAGGCAAAGATGTTATAAAAGATGTTATCGAAAACGAGTCACAGAATGTTATAGATCAGCTTGGATCAATGATTCCAGATGAACACCCAAAAGCGGAAGCTATGCACGGCGCACTCGACGAACTACACGAATACTTGCGTTCTTCAACAACTATGCTTGAATTTACAAAGCGTTGTAAAAGTGCACCTGCTAAGTTTCTTAGCAAGTTCCCGCCAGGTGACGAGAACGTAGAGGAAGTGCGCGAAGATGATTTTGAAGTAGAAGAAGATTATCTAGCCAGCCCTAAAGAAGCAAAGCCAAGGGGCAAGTACGACACTGTAGAAGACGACGAGTTCGATGCTCCTGATGACCGTATTGTTGACGTTGGCGACGACGAAGACTTTGATGAATTTGATTTCCAAGATGAGTATGCAAGGAGCGGATATCGTTTTAACGAAGAGGAAGAAGAAATTGAAGAAGACCTCGGCAACGGCTACGAAGACCAACATACTGCTGATGGACAGGATTATTTCCCTAAGGGTGCTACATCCTCACCAACACGCAAAGCTGGTCCAGGCGGAGCCAAGCATGGCGACAACCCTATGTATACTAGCGTAAAAGTAGATGAAGCAACAAGCGAATTACACGAAAAATATATTAGAGAATATGCCGACTACGTAAAAGCAGATCGAAAAAAAAATCTAGTTGAAGGCGATATGGCCAACGCGCTAGAGGCTCTGCGCAATGATGCACTAGAGTATATAAGGACTGCAACGTATAAATTTATTGCAAAACTCCCATATTTCAAACGCCTAGAGCAAGAGATGATGGAACAGGCAATAGAGAAGGAATATACTGACTTCTGTGCTAATATGTCTGACAGTGTGATTGATACATGGATTGCAGATGTTCGTAATACGTTGGTTAGCGAGCATCCATCAAGTGTGATAGCATTTAATAGACGCGCACAATATCTCAAGAAACTTGTTGGCTGGGTTAAAGAGTCGGAGTCACCCTCGCAATTTGAAGATCGAATGGAAGTGCTAAATAGATATTCACACGAAATGTCAACGTTTATTAGAAAGTCAAACAAAAGCGTTTCTGCTACCCAAAGAAGGAAAGATATTGCAGCGAAAAAGAAAGCACCTAAGAAACTAAGCGCAGCAGATGCAAGGGACGCCGAAATTAAGAATTCAGCAGCATACAAGAAAAAGTATCCGAACCGATAACAAATTATGTGAGCGTATCAAAAAGAAAGGGGCAATGCCCCTTTCTTTATTATGAAAGGTGTGTTTCTTTTTAGATAAATACTATTATGTACACAGATAATAAATTTGTAAAGAAACCCGGAGCGTTAGTATCTTATACGCCCGAGATGCTAGATGAACTAGCTAAATGTAGTGACCCGTTAAATGGTCCTATGTACTTTATGTCTAACTTCATGTACATACAGCACGCCACTAAAGGTCGTATGAAGTTCGATCCTTTCGATTACCAAATTGAGTTGTGCGAAGTATACCACAACTACAGATCATCCATAGCAATGATTGGTCGCCAGCTTGGTAAGACGACACTAGCCGCAGGCTATTTGCTATGGTACGCTATGTTTGTCCCAGATTCAACAATCCTCATTGCGGCACACCAACGCAGCGGCGCAAGTGAAATTATGCAGCGTATACGTTATTGCTATGAGTCAATTCCCGACCATATACGAGCTGGCGGATCAGAATACAACAAAGGCAGCATGACATTCGACAACGGTTCACGTATTGTGGCACAGGCTACTACTGAGAAGACTGGTCGTGGTATGTCCCTATCGCTTGTGTACTTGGATGAGTTTGCGTTCGTGCCACCACGTATTGCGCGTGAGTTCTGGACCTCAATTTCACCAACTTTGTCAACAGGTGGTAAGTGTATCATCACTTCAACACCAAACGTTGACGATGACCAGTTTGCTGAGATTTGGTACGGTTCACAAAAGACACTGGATCAGTTTGGTAACGACACGGGTATTGGTGCAAATGGATTCAAAGGCTACTATGCAGACTGGACAGCACATCCAGATCGAGATGAAGCATGGGCAAGCATTGAGCGCAACAAGATTGGTGAGGAACGTTTCCAACGAGAGCATGAGTGCATGTTCGTGTCCTTCTCCGAGACCCTCATTAGTTCCGCTAAACTAACGTTGCTAAGTGGCAGCGGCATTGATCCTATTGAGAAGACAGGACAAGTACGCTGGTACGACAAGATCCGCAATGGCAAAACATACTGCCTCGCACTTGATCCGTCAATGGGAACTGGTGGCGATAATGCTGCTATTGAGGTGTTGGAGTTACCGTCAATGAAGCAGGTTGCGGAATGGCAAAACAACCAAACACTGATTGAAGATCAGGTCAAGGTGCTACGTGCTATGCTGCTAGAGATACGCGAACGGGCTCCAGAATCAGAATTGTATTGGACTGTAGAATCAAATAGCTTAGGTGAAGGTGCGTTGATTGTTATACGTGACACAGGTGAGGAACGCTTCCCTGGCACGTTTATGCATGATCCAAACAGGAACCTTGCTAATAGAAACAAGAGAAAAGGTTATCTCACTACGAACACAACGAAGCTTGAAGCATGTACGAAGATGAAGACGCTGATCGAACAAGACAAGCTAAAGATTTATAGCAAGAATCTAATACACGAACTAAAGTATTTTATTGCTACAGGCAACACATATAAAGCTAACGTAGGCGAAACTGATGATCTAATCTCAGCAATGCTTATATTGGTTAGAATGGCACAGCATATTGCTACGTGGGACGATGAGACACAGTCCGTAATGAGTGGTGATGTGGGTGGCATGTTTGAGGAGGAAGGTGAGGCTCCGCTTCCCATCATTATTTAGCCAAATAGATAAATACAATATATTGGAGCGCACTAAATGATTAACTACGATAAAGTTTCCGAAAAAGTATTTGCTATAATCAAGGGCCACGGTCATAAGATCGTTATGTTCACACCAGATGGTCGTGAGACAAGCGACCCCAAAGAAGCCCGCAGATTCTTTGTAGCTGAACCAAACTATATGGTTACAGTAGATGAAGACAACCGCGAAATCAAACTTAATAAAAATAAGCACATTGATCTAGATACTCTTGCTTCTATAATGAAACAATTGAAGAATCTAGCTACTTCGTATATGTTGAAATCCCAAGTAAAAGTCTTTGGACAGCAAATTACGCCTAAGGACTATGCGTACCAAGCTAAACAATATAAAGATAAAGGTAAAGATATGGATGAATTAAGCGAAGCCGCCCTATCGAGAATGTATGGCAGCACCAAAACCAGTTACCAGACCTTGGAGTCTGTAAAGATTGTGGCCCGCCACCGTACTGCTGTTGACGAAGATGTGCGCGGATCCCGTAGCCGTCGCATTAGTGCTATCTTCCTGGAGCAGAACGGTGAGCGGCGCCGCTTCCCTCATAACTGCCTACCTTGTGCAAGAGCAATGGCTCGTCATATGCACGAAGGTGGTTCGTTTGAGGACGTTATCGGCCAGTACATTATTGAATCCTCAGGCAACCTAATCAAGCTAAATGAGTTTATGCGTTATGCAAAGACTAACAAGCTTATTAACGAGAACAGCGAAGACGTTGTAGCATTGGTCAGAGAAAATGTGTTTGATTTGAAACGGCAGCTAGGTAAGCTAACTGGCGCAAAAACATACCACAGCGTAAAGGAAAGCATCAAAGAATCTGAAGGTGCTATAGACGAAGATACAGATGAATTAAAAGAATTGTTCACCGTTAGAAAATTTGACGAAAAAATGAGTGAGGTACTTCCCTTGGTTAAGAAATTTGTAGTAGAGAAACAAGCATGGAAAGATAAGCTTGTGGAGACAAGTAAGACGCCATTCCTGGTCAAGCGCACAACCGAACTATCGGAAGCCGATGTGTTAGAGTTTGACAACCCAATCCAAAAGATGGGCTATCGCTTACGTAGCATAGCAGAACGCGCAGTGACCGAAAATGACTTGTCTAAGTTTATGAACCGTGTTGCTGGCAAGCTAATTGAAGGCAACGAGCTAAACAAGTTTGAAAAGACAATCATCAAGAACGTGCTAGAAAACGCACAGGAAGTTGATGAGGAAGATGAGACAGAAGTTGAAGTGGAAGAATGTGGTGACGTAATTGAAGGTTTAACAGAATCTCTAGCAGCAAAATTAGACAAATATACATCCGACGATATTTTTAGGAAATAAAATTATGGACATGGATAAAGTAAAGAGTGCATGGATCAAAGTAAGACAAGCTATATTATGGGCATGGGCAAAGAAGTATTTTGGTGTTTCTTTTGTAAGCGGTGTAATTATAGATCAACTTTGGAATTTATTCTTTTAAAAGACTAAAAATAAAACTATACTTTTAAGGCCGTTTTTACGGCCTTATTATTCTGTGAGTGATAAATAAAACAGTTGATAATAATTCTTTTAAAAACATGAATTTATTGTTGACAAACTGCTTAGGGTATAGTATAATAGTGCAATGCGTTATACAGTAACCTAAAAAACTTGCAACAGACATAATGCAGTTGTTGTAGGGCACCCAAGGAACGCATTTTGGAAATATAAATAGGAGAATACCAATCATGGCAACATTAGAAGAAATCCGCGCGAAGTTAAAGCAAATGGAAGATAAGAGGGCAGGCGGAGCCCGGAGTAACGAACCTTCCTTGACATACCCCTTTTGGAACATCCCAGTCGGCGAAAGCGTAAGCGTTCGTTTGCTACCTGATGCCGATCCAGATAACGTCTTTTTCTGGAAGGAAAGGCAGTTGATTAATCTCACATTCGCAGGTGTGAAGGGTGGAGACGAGAATAGGTCTATCACCATTAAAGTACCATGCGTAGAGATGTGGGGCGACACTTGCCCAGTAACAGCAGAAATCCGCCCTTGGTGGAATGATACTGAGATGAAGGAAACAGCAAGGCGTTATTGGAAGAAGCGTTCATATTTCTTCCAAGGCTTTGTAAACCAAGACCCACTAAACGAAGCAGCTCCCGAGAACCCAATCCGTAGGTTCATCATCGGACCACAGATCTTTAACATTATTAAAGAGTCGCTAAGTGATCCTGATATGTTGAATTCACCGACGGACTACTTAAACGGTACTGACTTCCGTATTCAGCGCACAAAGAAAGGCGAATACAGCGATTACAGTACGTCTAAGTGGGCGCGACAGGAAACAGCTCTAAGCGAAGAACAAGCAGAGCAGCTCGAAAAGTTTGGTTTGTTCAAACTTGAAGATTGGATGCCAGCACGCCCAACGGCTGACGGCATTAATGCAATCCGTGAGATGTTTGAAGCGTCTTTGGCCGGTGAACTGTATGATCCAGCTAAGTGGGCTAATTACTATCGTCCATACGGACTAGAGTGGAAAGAAGATGATGCTGTTCCAGCTGCGCCAGTAAAGGCATCAGCGCCAGCAGCAGAAGCACCAGCTCCTGTAACCCCGGCACCAGAAGCGGCAGTAGATGCTGAAGTCACTACGGCTCCAGCAGAAACAGCCCCTAACGATAAGGTGAAGGATATGTTAGCTCGACTGAAGAGTCGCCAGACTAATAGCTAAGTGAGTGTAGTGGGGAGGTAACCCCTCCCCACTTTTATTACAGGAGAATTATATCATGTCAAGACCATTTGACCCTACTAAATTTAGAAAGAATATTACGAAAAGTATTGACGGCATTAGCGCGGGCTTTCACGATCCCGACACATGGGTCAGTACAGGCAACTATTGTCTAAACTATCTTATCTCAGGCGATTTCGACCGCGGAATCCCCCTCGGTAAGGTAACCTGTTTCGCTGGTGAATCTGGCGCAGGTAAGAGCTACATAGCAGCAGGAAATCTTGTGCGCAACGCACAAGCACAAGGCATCTTTGTCATATTGCTTGACTCAGAAAATGCACTAGATGAGGCATGGCTGAAGGCTGTTGGTGTAGACACCGCCGAAGACAAGCTAATGCGTATAAGTATTAGCATGGTAGATGAAGTTGCAAGCATCGTGCATGAATTCATTAAAGACTACAAAGAGCAGTATGCAAGCGTTGACCAAGCAGACCGACCAAAAGTTATGTTTGTTGTTGATTCGCTAGGTATGCTATCCACTCCAACAGACACAGCACAGTTTGAACGCGGTGATATGAAAGGTGACATGGGTCGTAAGCCGAAGGCACTAGCTGCATTGGTTCGCGCAACTGTCGCAAGAATTGCACAATGGAACATTGGCTTTATTGCTACGAATCACACATACGCCTCGCAGGATATGTTTGATCCTGACGACAAGATCAGCGGTGGACAAGGATTCATCTATGCCTCAAGCATTGTAGTCGCAATGAAGAAACTGAAACTGAAGCTGGACGAAGATGGCAACAAGGTTTCAAAAGTGAACGGTATACGCGCGGCATGTAAAGTTACAAAGAGTCGCTATGCGAAGCCTTTTGAGCAGGTTAAGATAAATATTCCTTACGACACTGGCATGGATCCATACTCCGGTATGTTTGATATGCTATTGGAGATGGGAATTTTAACAAAATCAGGCAACAGCTACATCTATATTTCACCTGTCGATGGAGTAGAAGTTAAGAAGTTCCAGAAGGCATGGAATAAGAATGATGGTGGATGTCTCGACAAGGTTATGAAAGAGTTTGTAAGCATTAAAAAAGCAGCAACGTATAATATAACCGAAAAGGTAACTGCTCGAGACGAAGCTGATAGCGATGTTGACCCAGAAGAATCAACAGAGGAAGAGACAGAATGACAGAAGACGAATTTATCATTGAACTATGGGCAAGACTAAAGCCGTTTATTGGTGCAAAGGATCGCATGGATGCAGCAGATGCCGTTATAGCAGTATGCGATGAATTTGGTTTCATTGACGGCATTGAGGTACATCCAGACCTAGATAAAGCACTAAGGGCTGCAATTAAAAGCCGACTCGGATCCTGGGATGAGGACGAGGATGAGGATGGAGGTTGGTAATGCATAAATTAATTGAAGACTTAAAGACACACGCAACAGCGAAAGATATGGAAGGTGCTAAAGCTACACTGCTTGAAATGCGCACAACTGTATTGCAAGATAAAGTTTTAATAGGTGAAATTGTGCAGCCAGCAATAATTTCTGAGCTACATAATTTGCTAATTGAGAACTTTGGTGTCAACACAAGAGCAATGCAATTGAAGGCGCGCGTTCCGCGCACAGCTTCGAGAGCACTCTTGTTTGTTAGGGCAATGGAAAACGGATTGGCTAGAGTACGATAATATGGCAGGCTGGTATAACAAAGTAAGCAATGACATGGCACATATCCCAGATGCTATGGATTACTTTGAAACTGAATTGGGCGATGCTCGACTACACGACTTGCAGCTCCGTGGAAAACCCCTTGAAAGGATTTCTGCGGAGTTGCCTGGCGTAGTTGAATTACGCTACAACCAGTTACAAGAAATAGAAGCCATATTAGAATTCTTGAACATTGAACTAAGAAAGAAACGATCAGAAAAGTTTCGACACTTCATTGAACATTACCAACGGGCACTTAGCAGTAGAGATGCTGAAAAGTATATTGACGGTGACCCTGACGTTGTTGATCTTTCCATGATTGTAAACCAGTTTGCCATGTTGCGTAATCAATGGCTGGGCTTTCATAAAGCACTAGACAGCAAAAACTTCCAGCTAAACAACATTGTGAAATTACGTGTAGCAGGTATGGACGATGCAACCATCATATAAAGAAGACATGGGCCAGGCAGAGAAAGTGAAGTTTGCGCGTGAGATGACCGGCGCAGGCTTAAATGAGTGTAGAGATGCATTAAGAAAATTTGACTTTGACGTATTGTTAGCAACAGGCTGGCTAAAAGTCCACGGTCAAGCAGTTTGGCGCAGCAACAAAGAAGAATGGGAACTGGCAAGCGCAAGGGGCTATAAAGAAGATTTTTTAGCCAACCTAAATACCAACCTACCAAAATAATGTCCAAACAGTAAATCTAAAATCAACGACTTACAAGAACCGCAATAGAATCAAAGACTTACAGAGCGAAAAAGATGTTTTGTAAGTCTTTGATTTCCTTACAATTACCAAATTAGTTTATATGTCTTTGATTTCTAAGATGTTTTAGATTTGACTTCCAACCAAATAGATCATATAATTATGATACTGAGAAGCAAAACACAAAGGACTACAAATGACTGTACAGATTAAGATCACTAATGGCACGTACCGCAACCAGCCCGTTGAAGGGCTTTTTGAGCTTGCTAAAGAATGGAAGCTGGGCGTCAACGGCGGCTTTGTTACTGTTGTGAATGATGGTTCGATTGAAGGCGCTGGTGACAAGGCTCGGGTCAAGGTCGCACAAGATGACTTTGAGATGTTCGGCGAGCTGGCCGGCGAGTACCATGCCCCGAAGGGCAAGGACAAGGTCGTAGAAGAATTTGAAGAGACTGATGAGGAAATCATCAATCGCTTTGAGAAGACCTTTAGCTTCGTAGACACTATGACCGCTGCCGCACAAGACGGCAAGATCCTCGGTCTGGTGATTTCTGGTCCTGCTGGTATCGGCAAGTCCTACGGCGTTGAGAAGACGCTGGAGAAGAAGAACATGATGCGCGTGATCCGTCAGGAGCCCGAGCATTACGAGCTAGTGACTGGCGGCACGTCTGCCCCTGGTCTTTACAAGAAGCTTTACGAGAACAAGAAGGCTGGCCAGGTACTAGTGTTTGATGATTGCGACAGCGCCTTTTGGGACGAGTTGCAACTGAACATGCTGAAGGCTGCAATGGACACCAAGCCCAAGCGCCGCATCTGCTGGATGAAGGATCGCGTGTTCAAAGACGAAGGTGGCGACCCCATCCCGACCTCGTTTGTTTACGAAGGTTCGATCATCTTCCTGACCAACACGAAATTCGATCATTGCCGTAGCGCAAAGATCGCTGGTCACTTGGAAGCGATCATGTCGCGTGTACATTACATGGACTTGCGTATCGACTCTTTGCGCGAGAAGCTCTTGCGTGTGAAGCACGTGGTTGGTGCTGGCATGCTTAATAAGCATAACTTGACTGAGGCTCAGAAGCAGGATGTGGTTGACTACGTGTACGAAAACGTGGACTACTTGCACGAACTGTCACTGCGTACCGTGTTGAAGGTTGCAGACCTGGCAATGATTGCCTCGACTAAGGGTGCGTGGGCTGAGATTGCTGACGAGACTCTTCTCAGCAAGAACGGTCTGATCCGTAAGACTATTGCAAAACGTGAACTGGCTGCGGCCTAAGGAGAACGAAGATGACTAAGTTGGTTGATAAGCGCGGACGTAAGTTTGAAGTGGGTCAGGAACTTGTTGTTGCAAAGGCAATGGGATCGTTTGCTCCTGGTCTGGTGTTCCGAACCGTGTCTAAAATCGAAGCAGGCAACGTGTATGTTGCTGGTCAGGAAAATGTCAACAGGCATTACAAGCTGAGTAACCTCGATAACGCGGTGATTTTGGACTAAGAGAACAACCGTGTAAGATAAAGAGGCGCTAGGCGCCTTTTTATTTGGTTTATTTTTATCTTGTGCTTGACAAGTGATCCTAAATGCAGTATAATAAAGGCTAACCATTAAACAGGAGAATATTTTCTATGAATACAACTAACACGGCTACGAAGAAGGAAAGAGTACTAGAAGCACTACAGAACACGAACCGCGGCTTGACCGAGGCTCAGATTGCGACACGTTTTGACGTGGGCAACGTTAGTGCTACAATTAGCTCGCTACGTATGGACGGCTATGCTATCTATGCGAACAAGCACACAGACACCAAGGGTCGCACTAAGACATTTTATCGTCTAAGCACACCTTCCCGTGCTGTCGTTGCTGCTGGCTACCGCGCTATTGCTGCGGGCTGGGTAGACCTTCCGGTCTAAGATGACTGAGTAAATTAGCCCGGGGATTTCCCCGGGCTAATACCTAGGAGACAACGATGTTTAGAGAAATTTATGATCGCTTAACGGCATTACGATGTGATGCTGTAGGTCACTTACTAATAGGATATGCAATTGTTTTATCGCTTACGATGCTAACATTACCGTTACTAATTTCGCTATTGGTTGTCGTCGGTGCCGGTTGGGGGAAAGAAAAGTTTGATGCAAGACACCCGCAAACACACACTAGCGACCCCGTTGATTTTGCAATTACGGTATTAGGCGGCGCAATAGGTGCGTTGTTTGTTTTGTTTACGCAAGTCATACTATGATCCACATTAAAGCACCAGCCGACTTACCAGATATTCATCGCACAAGTAAATCAATTTTCCTTGCTGGTAGTATTGAATTAGGTAAGGCAGATAATTGGCAAGAACGCATGGTGAGAGAGTTTAAAGACTTGGATGTAGCAATCTACAACCCACGACGCGATGATTGGGATAACACATGGACACAGTCCATAGACAACGAACAGTTTGCAGAACAAGTGAGATGGGGGCTTCACCATTTAGAAAGAGTGACAGTTATCCTAATGTATTTTGACCCTAACACAAAGGCGCCAATAACGCTATTGGAGTTGGGGTTGTTTGCAAAAACGGGGAAGATGATTGTATGCTGCCCTGAAGGATTTTATAGGAAAGGCAATGTGGATATTGTGTGCGAACGTTACGGCGTTACACAAGTAGACACGTTGGATGAGTTAGTACAAGCAACCAGAGATGTAATACAGCCCCGTTAGCTCAATGGTAGAGCTGGCGTTTCTAAATCGCATCATGCAGGGGTTCGATTCCTCTACGGGGCGCCAAACATAGGAAAATAGAAGTGAAGAAGAAGGATGCAATTAGTTTTACGGAAAGGCTAGAGAAGTGGGCAGAGACAGCCACGCTTCCGAGAACAACGAAGCGATGGGGCAAGGTGTTTCGTGCGTTAGGCACACATCCTTTAGATAAAAAGCAGGACCAAGAAAATACCAGAAAATCGAATGATAAATAAAAGTATGGAAATGTCAGGAATATTACTACCCCAATTGCCGTATCGGTGGAGACTCCGTGTTCCGA